ATACCAGTGGCGATTGCTAGTTCGACAACTAGCCGTCCGACTGAGCCACTGGCGTGACTTTTGGGCTTAGCTCATTGGGATCAATCTCTGCGACTGTCTCAAGCCAAGCTTCATAAGGTTTTAACGATGAGCCAGCAGCTTCTCGCTTAAGAGCTGCATAAGCCAAGAACGCAAGGTCAGACATTCCCAGCAAGTCGTCACCCTTGATGTCTGTAATCTTGCGCCCTGTCTTTGTCTCCCACTTAACCCACTCAGGCGGCAGCACCGTTGCCGTCACTGTATCGCCTGAGCTATATGTGATTGTAAGTCCTAGTTTCATGCTCCTGATCTCCTAATCTTAGGTGAATGACTCTGAAGGTGTGCCAACTACTACGAACGAGAATGAGACGGTCTGTGCATCTGGTGATGTGCCACCTACGCTTGGGAATGCTGGCATTGCATTAAATGTGAAGACTGCACCTGTCACAGCTGTCAATGACACTGCCAAAGTGGTATTAGGTGCGGTCTCTGCTGCTGTCCAAAGTGCTTCACAGAGAGAATCTGCTGCGCCCCAGTCTGCAAGCATCTCCATTTCGAAGCCCCATTGATCGTCAATGTGTTTGTAAGCTTTTTGATAGAGAGTCTGATAAGTCTCAATCGTTGGATCATTGCTGAGCGTTGCTGATAAAGCTTGCTCATCATAGTTCTTGGTAGCGATCGTCAAGACTAGATCGCGCCCCGTAATGACGGTCGTTGCCATTGTTGCTCCTTAGGTTTGTGTGTAATAGGTAGATATGTTGATGTCGGCAGTCAAGTATTGAGCTGCCCCGATTTGTGTCACCAGTGGGCGCTCTACCACGCCCACGATGTATCCAGCAGGCAAAGCCGCCAGAATGCTGATAATTAGCTTCTCGATATTGTCGAGCGAAGCTGGATTGCTGTTATATGACACGATAGCTGTTGCCACTATATTAATTTTAATTTTGACATTAGCTTTGCCAAGTAATTGTGGCTCAAAGTATGGCGATCCTGGAACTAAGACAATCGCAGGGCTTATGACTGACTCTGGCACACTGTTGTAAGTTGATGCAGCTAAGTTAGTAAATGCAGTCTTAAGCGCATCGCGCACATCTACTTGAATTGAATTGGCTGGCATTATTGACACATCGTTTCGACATCAACATACGGCGCGAGCAAAGCTTGGACTCTCGATAGCAACGATCTGCCGAGACGGAATGGCGTAGGTGTGAAATCAACGCCTTCAAGCTGACCGCCTATCGAGAGTCGGGATTGAAATATCTCTGTGCTAACTACATAGACGGCAGACTCAACGGCTGGCGTGGAAGCGTATAAGGCAGCCGCGTTATAGCCTGATAGATAAGCCGTGCCTTGCGGAATGCTTGGCTGAAGCTCGACATCTGCATTCGTGACGGCGGCTGAGAATACTTGACCAACATATGTGCTGTTAAATCCAGCAGGTAAGAATGGATATGGATAACCATATTGCGGCGAATAATCGCCTATAAATCTATAATCATTTGTGACGGTCTTTGTGCCGTTAAATATCGCTGGCAATCCTGAAATAACCAAGCTTTGCCCTGTGGTAAAGCCGTGTGGGCGCACGGTAAAGTAATAAGCAACATTATTGCTTAAGCTTACATAAGCAACTTTAGAACTATTCTGCACCAGCATCGGCAAGATTATGTCTTCCGCGCTGTCAATGACTTGCTCTAAATAAGCATCGTTATAAAGGGCAGAGCTAACGCCAAGCACATTTCGCAACTGTGTGGCTGTAATAATTGCTGGCATTAGCTCTGATCCTTTCGACTCTGCTGGGCTGACTCAGGAGCGAATCAGCCCATGACTAGGTGGCTATTACGCCTTGTTATTGTGGAACGATCCTGCTGCAATCTTTGTTGCGATTGCGCCATAACCGTAATACATGCACTGGATTTGACCACTGCTGATTAAGTTTGTCTGCAACTTAACACTTGGTGATTCATACCAAGTGTAGGCTTCAGGATCAACAATAAGAATTGATCCATCTGTGTCAGTGCCTTGAGCCGTGTTGGCTGTGACAAATAGGTCAAGACCTGCAACATTGCCGCGGATTGAATCTGGTCGAACTACACCGCCAGCATTCTGTGGCTGTGCTGCATTGTAAATTGGGCGACCACTGTCATTAAGTGTCATGATATTTGCCCACTGTGCAGTATTGACAATCATTGACTTTGCAAATCTTTGTGTGTTTGCATAAACCGAGGCAGCGCCGCGAGCGACAATCCCAAGAAGTTCAGCAGCAGTTGGATATGTGACAGTAGTAGTCGCATCGCCAGTTGCACCTTGATACACTGCAAGATTTACCTTTGCATCTGTTGCTTTAGCGTATGCAGCAGCCATGTTCTTGATTAATTCTTCAAAGAACAATGGTGATGATCTGTCAAGAAGCTCTAAACTGAATGTCTGTTGTCCAGCATATTTTTGAACAGTGACAGTGACAAATGCAGAATTCTGATCTGTCTCAGATGGTGCAGCTTCTTCGGCTGTAATTGCAACAGTTGGCGCAACTGTAATCTTTGGAATCTCAAAGCTCATGCCTGCATCTGGCAAGACACCGCGAGAGATTGCATCAATTGATGGGCGCACTAATGTTGAAATACCGTTAATAACCTCGGTCAATTGGCGTGTAGGGATAAGACCAGCGTTGTCGGTGGTGTTATCTGCTGCCGTGATGTATTGGCGCGCATTGTCATCGCCAAGTGTTGCGCGGATTGAGTTCTCCAGATATTTCGCTGGTGTGACCTCAATGCGTGGCTTTGTGTAGAACGCAGGGCGAGCATTTGCTTGCACCTGCAAAGAAGCTTCCACCGTTTCTTCAACGGCAGGAGCGTTTTGAACGGTAGTGTCTTCCACTTGTTCTCCTTCGGTCGGGGTTGATACATCTGAAACCTCTTTGGCTTCAGAATCTTTTTTGTCTTCTTCATCGCTCGCTGCTACATCTGTCACACGCGCTGATCGCACGGCTGGCTCGGTGACTAAGCTGACTTCAACTAGCTCACTCTTACTAATTACCATTGCGCCATCTACTGTCTCATAATCATCAACTGCAACGCCTACTGAGAAGCCATCACGCAAGCCAGACATTGCTTCTTCCAGTGCATCTGTGCCTGCTGTGGTATTTGCAATCTTAAATGTCGCATCTATGCCCACATATCTGCCGTCTTCTTCAACTTCGTCCATTGATAAAGTCATGCCAATAGGTCTAGTGCGGTCATGCTCTAAATTAAGCTTGACTGATTTGATTGGAATAGAGCCAGCCTTGAATATAGTGCGACCTGCGCTAGTCACTGCGACTTCATCAAATGTGACAATGCGCCCAGATATTGTGCGAGCATTTGTGTCGGCTGCCGTAATCTTTAGCGGCACTTGTATCTTCATCGGATCATGTCCTCTTCTCTTCGGATTTCTTCAGGTGTAATTGCGCCAATGCCTGACAGAATTTGATAAACCTGCGCGCGCTCTAATGGATTGCCACGCAAGAATTCGCCAAAGTTGAAGCGCGCATATTGTCCAGCAGGCAAAAAGTCGCTCATGCTTAATCTTTGCTCAATAATTGTCATCACTGGCTTCAAGCTGTAATCAATTAAGTCGCGCCTCTGATTAATCGCATTTGAATAAGTGTTTGATTGCGGATCAGAAGACGCGAACCATGCTGGCATTCCAATTGCCCTGCAAAGCTCTAGGGCGATGTATTGTCTAGCTTCATTTAATTGAATTTCAGAAGGATTAAACCCTAATTTCTCCAGCACGACATCGGCATTTAAGAATGCAGTGGCTCGCTCTTTGCGCGCTCTGCTCCAAGAATCTAATAATGTGCGAATGCGATCTGCTGGCATTGCCGTGCCATTTGTCTTCATAACTGTAAGTGGCGCTGGCTCTCTTGCGTAATTTAATGCCGTGCGCTCTAGCCAAGCGCCTGCCTTAATAGTCTGCCCTGCACGATTTAGCAATCCCTCGTCCATGCCCATAAATACCTTAATGTCTTGATTAGGCACTGCCGTGCCATCAATTGCATAGCCTGTTATCTCTGTGCTGCGCGCATTTGTCTTGACTGTCACGCGAGTTGGTGCAATTCTTTCGGCAGCTCTAACGCGCCCATCTTCAGCGTATCTATCTATGACTCTTAAATATGCGTAGCCGTAGAAGATAATATCTTCAGCAATCCATGACCAGACATTTGCTCCCGGAACTCTTGGATCAGGTTGATTAATAACTCTTGGCGGCTCAATTCTTGTCTCTGTTGATTTCTGCCACACATCAATATAAGTGCTGGCAACTGTGCTGCAAATAATGTTGCGAGCGCGAGCTAATGTTGGAACCGCCATAGCTTCTTCTCTAAGTGCTGTGGTAGATGTTGCAAAGTATGATGCAAAGGCATCAAATGTATTCATTGGCAGATATTCGGCTGCCGTCACTGGCGCAGGAAGCGCCTTAGGCGTTCCGAATACAAATTCACGCAATCCCATGTCCGAATTGTCGCGCTCTTATATGCTTAGCCGATTAAAATATCAACTTCCGTCTCTTGGCGTGTCGCAAAGTGTGTCACTAGAGCTGCTGCGACTGTGGCGCAGACTGCGACTTTCGATGCTCGCCGACCTATCACCCACGCGCCATCGCCATAGGGCAATTTAGAAGCTGAAAGAATTTGCTTTGTAAATTCTGGCTGACCCTTATGGCGCAGGCGATTTGAGACCACAGCCGAAAGCAATTGATCACAGCTCATCGCATATTCAACGCCGTCGATGTCTGTGGTCGCAATACCTGCTGGAGATAGGCGCATTGCCACAGCCGAAGCCGTGCGCTTGGAATAGACCACAGATTCCAGCCCTGTAAAGCGCCGAGCATAAGGCGCTATGTCATTGGCAATGGTCTTATCGTCTAGCGATACAGGATTGTGCCAAGTGTGAAGAAGCTGAACAAAGAACCTTTCATCGTCAATTCTTTGAGCTGCAACCAGAGCCCCATGACGGCGATCAGGGCTAAGGTCTATCCCTAGCCATGTGGTCTTGCCTTCGTCCAGCTTCAACGATGTGTCTTCGCAATCTGCCCATTCTTGCGTAGGGATTGCAGGGTTAATCGAATCGACCCAGCGACATAAGACCTCGGTGCGAAAGACATCTGGCGCATCATTTGTTGCCGATGCGATGTTGTCGATGTGAATAGTGCGACCCATTGACGGATTTGCATGCTTCCAATTCTCAAGACTGTGAATATCATCGGTCGGTGCGCTCCATTCAAAATAGCCGATGTCATCTGTGCCTGATCCTGCCGATGCCTGCAAGCCACGCTCTCGCAGTTGATTAAGAATCACTGAATGGCTATCACCTGCATTCGATAAAGTCCAGACCTGCGGATTCTTAGCCGCCATCATCGTGTATTTCATAGATGACCACGCATCAAGGTCTTTGTGTTCTCTTAGTTCGTCCATAAAGACCGTCTCTGGCTTAGATATACCGCGCGCAGCACTATTGGCAGCCTTGACCATATAGCGCGAGCCATGAATCGTCTCTACTTCTTCCGATCCATGCGCCCAGCGAATCTTCTTGACCTGTTTAGCCAGCTCATCATTGCCTTCGATGATATTAACTAAATGCCTAAAGGTCTCAAGCGATGTGGTAAGCCTATGAGCTGAGCCGATTTGCAGTGAGTCACGCTGGACAAATAGACCCCAGAGAATCCTTGAAATCATGAGTGTGCTTTTACCATTCTGCCTTGCTACCACGGCGCAGATTAGTGGGAAGTGGAATCTGCCATCGCGCTTGACTCTCATTGCCTGCACTGCGAGATATTTCTGCCAGCCCATAAGCTCTAAACCGCATTGGGCGCTGAAATCAATCAATTCCCAGCCTCTTGAGCGCAGATTAGGCACTTTAGATTGGATTCTCGGCTTCATATAGCCAAGTTCCACACCGCCTAATCCCGATGCGCCCTGAATCAAACGGAGATCAGCCATGTGCAACCGATTCAGTCTGAGCTTGGCTTGAACTGGTTTGGTCTGCTCGGTTTCGTGGTGAAATTAAACCAA